TCTTGGGGAGGTACTTCCCTGTGACCGTGACAGACCCCGCGGGCGGGGCAGCGAGCGTGACCGTGCCGAGCAGGTAGTCGACGGTGTAATTGACGCCGAGGGTGAGGGTGGTCGCGCCATCCTTGATCACCGCAGCGGTGCGGGGGTCCCAGAAGTTTCGGGCAGCGTTGGTGGTCTTGTAGACGAGCCCGCTGCCGCCGTTGTTCATCGCCTGATCGGTCATCGTCACGCCCGTCTGGGACGTGACGCGGAGCCGCGTCTTGTAAGCAGGGGTCGCCATCTTGACTCCTTATCAGACCGCGCTGGGCTTGCCGCGCGACGCGAAGGTGAAGGTCACAGCCGCGGTGTCGCCGACGCCCTGGCCGAGCTGCACGTCGGCCACGCCGACAGCCACCTTGAAGCCGTTGGTGCCATCCGGCTTCCAGCGCAGGTAGATCGTCGCGCCGCTGATCCACGCCGCGACGATGGCGGCCTGCGCGGTGTCGGCGTGCTTGCGGTGGCCGCTCAGCGTGATCGGCGCGTCAAACAGGCCGCTGATGCGGTCGATGAAGTCGTCGCCGAACTCGGTGACCTCGAGCTGGGCGCGGGACATGTTCCACGAGACGTTGTTGATGCCGCCGACGTTGTTGTAGGCGGAATCATCGGTGGACGCCTCGATGTCGCCAAGATAACCAGCAGTAGCCATGACTTACCTCTCTACTCGTAGCGCTGACACAGGAAGTTCAGTGACCAGCGGTGGCGGCCCTTGGTGTCTGGGCCCAGGTAGGTCGGCGCCGAGCTGACGGTCCAGCTCACGTTTGCCGACCCGGTCTCTTGTTTGTGAATGGCCTCGACACAGGCTGATGCCAGCGTCGAGCCGTTCGCGTAATCGTTTGCGGCGCTCCTCACGTTGACCTGCACGGTCAGCGGTTTGAGGTCTGGCGCATCCTTGCCGCCGAGGTCTGGCTCAAAGGGATAGGACCCGGTGAGCAGGACCGTCACAGCAGCGTCGGGCGCGACACCCTCATCGCGCAGCGGCCCGTAAAACAGGTTCGTTGCGAGCGTCAGGCCGAGGCCCGCAGCCGCGAGCCGCGCCGCGACATCGATCTCGATCTGCGCTGGCATGGGTCAGCCCTCCGCCGGCGGAGAGTTGGGGAATTTGCCGCGCCCGGTGCGCACGCGCAGGACGCCGCCCTTGCTCACGGCCCGCTGCGCCACCTCGTTGATCGTGGTGAGCAGGCGCGGGGCGAGCTGCTTCAAGGCGTTTTCCAAGAACTTCGGCTCGCCATCCAAGCGCGGGACGTCGGTGCGCTCATGCACCTCCACGGCGTGCTTGGCGCCAAAGCCCAAGAAGATCGCCCAGCCCGCGCCCATGCGCCGCGTCGGCGTCTGAAACGCGCTGCGGCGCAAGCGGCCCGTCTCGATGGGGGCGCGGCGGACAGCCTCGGTCAGCGCCTCCTCACCCCACGCCCACAGCCCCTGCGCGACCGCCGCGGGGAAGCGCTTGCAGAAGTCATCGAAGCGGCTGCGCGCCTGCTGGTCATCGACCTTGACGGTGACGCTCATCAGCTCACCTCCGCGATGACGAGCTCGTCGTCGCCGTCCATCTCGCTCGCCCGCTCGACGGCGCGCACCAGGCGCACCGACCCATCGGGGAGCGTGATCTTGTCGTGCTGCTTGACGACGCGGGTGAGCGCGACGCGATGGGAGATCACGACCTCCTCGCCGTCGACGTCGCGCGTCAGGCCGGAGACGTATTCGACGCGCGCGGCGAGCTGCACGCCTGCGGCATAAGCGCGGTCGCCTGAGCTGTTCAGCCCGCTCACCGCGGCCCACGTCACGACGTGGGGCATCATGTCGTCGAGCCAGCTCATAGCGCGGCCCTCCGATATGTGGCGACGATGGGCGCGAGGATCTCGGCCTGCGCCTCCGACGTCGCGCCGAAGGTCACCGACGCAGAGAGGAGCTTCTTGCTCCGCACCGACGCGTCGCGACCGCGCGACCTGTAGACGAGCGCGGCGAGCCGCAGCGCAGCATCCTCGAGGTCATAGGGCAGATCGCGCACGAGCGCGCCGCCAGCCTGCGCTGGCGTGATCCAGCCAGACGTCGCGGTGATGCGGTAGAGCTCCAGCTCGGAGCCGCCGAGCGGGTCGGCGTCGATGCGCGTGACGCGCCCCGTCCAGCGCCACACCCCGCCCTTGCGGCGGATGAGGCCAGCGCTGGCATCCTCGATCTCGTAGTCGTCGGCCTCGATGGTCTCCTCGACGTCATCGCCGAGGTACACGATCGAGGTGATGGAGCGCAGCGGTGTGACCCGCGCCAAGATCTGCGGCGTGCGATGGCCCGCCACCCTCTCGATGCGCCCCGTGGCATAGTGCAGCTCGCGGCCCAGCGCGCTGGCGATCGCCTGAGAGGAGGCGTGGATCGAGCGCTCCAGCAGCGTGAACGTCGCGCCCGTGCTGCCTGCCTCCATCCCCAGCTCCTGCTCAAGCGCGCCCACCGTGGTGAGCGCCAGCGCGGCCAGTGCCATGATCAGCTCTCCTTCTCGTCGGCCTTCTTGTCGGCCTTCTTGTCAGCCTTCTTCGGCTCCTCAGCGGGCTTGGGCAGCTCGACGAGGACCGCAGCGTTCTGCGCGATGAGCGCGTCGGCCTCGTAGTCGTCGAACCCGGCCTGCTCGCCTGCGTTCAGGCTCTTGTAGCTCTTGAGCATCTTGACGATCTTCATGTCACATCTCGTGGCGCGCGCCCACATGGCGCGCAGTCAGGGGGTCAGCGTGGATCAGGCTGCGGGCAGGTCGCCGCCGCCGAGGATGATGGTGGCCGCGACGGGGATCGTGGGCGTGGTGCCGCCGGTCAGCGCGACGGTGCAGACGACGCGGATGTAGCGCTTCAGGCCCTGGATGTTCAGGTCGAGGTAGCCGCTCGCGTTGTCGGCGGTCATCGCGGCGAGCGCGGCGCCCGACACGTCCACAAAGTCGCCATCGGTCGTGGTGTCCGACTGCTGCACCTTGAAGATGGCGGAGCGCGCCGAGGGGCCGCCCGCGGCGGCGCCGACAGCGGCCGCCATGACGGCGCTGTTGAAGCCGAGACGGTCGATCGCGTCGCCCTTGTTGGTGGCCGAAGCGGCCGAGTTGATGGGCTTCAAGCCCACCGCTGTCTTGACGTATGCGCCGATGTCGTTACTGGCGGGATGCATGTTCTGCCTCTTGTCTTATCGAGTCTTGTGGAGATGCGGCGCGCATCACACGCGCGCCGCTTGCTCAGGGTCAGGAGTCGAGGCCAGCGCCCCAGGTGATGCCGGTGACGACGGAGAACGCGCGGTTGTGGCGCAGCTTGCTGTCGACCTTGTGGATGAGGCGCAGGACCGTCTCGTCCTCCTGGAAGGCGTTGTGCTGCGTCGCAGACTGCACATAGCCAGCCGAGTTGGACGACTCCATGCGGACCTCGCCCGTCTCGCCGATGAGCAGCTGATCGAACAGGCCGTAGTAGAGCTCGGTCTCGGTGCCGCCGCCGAGGTTCTTGGGGATCGAGGTCGTGAGGCCGATGGGCGCGCCGAGCAGCTCGCCGCGCGCGAGCATGTCCATGAACGCGTAGCCGCCCGTGCCGGCGCCGGCGCCCGACGCGTCGCGCAGGGTCATCAGGAACAGGAACGTGCGCGGATGCATGAGCCAGCCGGCGCGCTGGCCCACCACGTTCGCGTCGATGACGCGGTACATGGCCGTGGTCAGGTCCTCATCGATCTGCGCGAGCGTGGTGCCAGCGGTCGCGATGACGTTGTTCGCCTGGTCGACGAGGTAGCGGATGCCGGTCGGCTTGTTCTCGGTGCCGAGGCTGCGGATGTACGCGCTGTCCTCGGCCACCGCGTGGCTGAGGAGCATGTCGTTGCCGACAAAGTCCTCCATGCCCATCGGGACCTGGTTGAGCAGATCGTTGGAGATCGGCACGAACGTCGCGAGCTTCTTGCCCGTCAGCACCAGCCGCCCAAAGCTTGGCTGGCTCGGCACGATGGCCTCGCCCTCGCCGATCCAGCCCGACGTCGCGCCGCTGTTCTGGCGGCCGATGTCGAGGCGACCGGTCGGGTTGTCGATGACGCGAGCGCCCATGCGGCGCACCACCGTCGCGGGGCGCAGCAGCTCGATCAGCTCGCTCGACATGTTCTCAGGGATGAGCGCGCCGCCGCCGCTGAAGCTCGAGGCCAGCAGCGACTTCTTGATCGACTCATCGAGCTCGTACTTCTTCTTGCCGGGGTTCTCGCCGCGACAGTGCGCCTCGTAGGCATCAGCAGCCTTCGCGCCCGACTCAAAGCCGGTCTTCTTGCCGAACAGGCCGATCATGAGCAGCGTGCGCTGCACCTGCGCGGCGCGGGCGGATGGCGCGCGGGCGGCCTCCTGCCCCTTGACGAACATCGCAGCCTTGACCGCGGTGCTCACCGTCTGGATCGTCTGCTCGGAGACCTCCGAGCCGCGCAGCACCTGCGCGATCTTCGCGGGGTCGCGCAGCTCGGCAGGCAGCTCATCCTTGACCGTCTTGCGCGCGATGTCCTCCACGAAGGATTGCAGCTGCGCCTGTGACCACTCCTCAGCCATCTTCTCACTCCTCTCTTGCTGGCCCTCAGGCCTTGATCCTGATGACGGGGCCAGCCTTGGCGCCCGCCTGCTTGTCTTCTGCGCCGCTTGTGCGCGCCTCACCTTCCAGCGCCGCCGACACGAGGGTGTCGAGGCAGACGCCGTACTGCTTGTGCAGCCTCTCCACGAGCAGCCGCTGCGTCTGCGGCAGCTTGCTCAGGAGGTCATCCGTCGCCTCCTTATCCACACGCGCCGTCCAGGCCTTCACGCCCGCGACGTCCTCGGCCAGCGCCCGCAGCAGCTCGGTGAGCTCGCCCTCGGCCTTCTGGCCGCGCGCCTTGAGCCAGCTCGCAGCCCACCCGTCGACGGCCTTGACCGCGACGTCATCGGCGCTGCGCAGCGCCAGCGCGTCCGGGTTGGCGGGGATCGTGACCGCGGACAGCTCGAGCAGCTCTTGCTCCTCAAAGAGCACGCCGCCGTTGTTCATGTAGCTGTACTTGAGC